GGAGTCGACGATACTGGGAGCCTCATGGTAAACTGGGACAACGGCTCCGGCCTGAGTGTCATCTACGGCATTGACCGTGTACGGAAGGTAGTGAGCTGATATGGATGAAAAGGTACAATTTATGCCTCAGAATTTCCCGCAAAACTGTCACATATATTTCGATAAATAGCTTGCTATTACAGGCGTTTAGAGTGATATATGTACATACCAAAAGGGAAAACAACCACAAGGAGGAAACACCATGAAGTACACAATCGAAGCCATAGAAAACGCGAAACCCGGAATGCGCTGGGAAGAGATCGGATGTCAGTGGTCACTGGGACAGGCCTACCTTTACAGCAAAGAAGCTGGAAACGACCTGCCGAATTTCGCTGACGTCATCTGGGATCACGACATCGAAGCGATCCTTGCAGATTGCCGGAAGCTCGGAGTAAAAGAATTCACCATCAGCTCCACCTTCAGCAGCTTGATCGAAACCATTGCCAAATTCGAGGAACTCGGCTGCACGCTGGACGGAATTGTAAAGGTCAAGGAGCGCTACACCCACTTCGGAAGCGACGAACACGCCCTCATTCCGGCCTTCAAGATGACGGTAAAGGAGGCGTAAAAAATGTGGAGCGAAGGAGTTATCGGCATCCCGGAGGCCAAGGACAAGGAAAAATACACCAAGTGTCACTACTGGGTAAAGCACCATGATGAGCCGAGCAAGACCTACGGTATTAACGGCGGCAGGATCAGCAAGCTCAAGATCAAGATTGACGATGAGACCATTTGTAATTACGACAGAGGCTGGGACATTCATCCCACCTGCAACGAAGCAGAGATGGCGCTTTGCATCCTGCTTGAGAACTACAACTAAGCATAAAATCCTGAATATGAATATTCCGGGAGACTGAGCCAGGAGGCTCTTTCTCTCGTACCAATACCGGATCGTTATGACGATCTTTTATTTTGCTCTGAAAGGAGGCGGCCATCGTGCCAATGCGAAAACTGAAAAACTATAAACCGACCCGTTTCATGGCAGAGACTTCGCATTACAGTAAAAGAATGGCAGACTTCGCAGTGATGTTCATCGAGCAACTTACCCACACCAAGGGAACATGGGCAGGAAAGCCCTTCGAGCTGATCGACTGGCAGGAACGAATCATCCGCGACCTGTTCGGTGTCCTGAAGCCGAATGGTTACCGGCAGTTCAATACG